CCCCTCCAGCGCCACCTGCGCCTCTACCCTGAAGTTTTCCATGCGCAATTCGTGCGCCTCATCGATATTCGCCAGCACGGTGTTATTGTAGTGTTCTTCAATGGCGTTGCGCAGTTCCTTGTTGCCCTGCAGCATGGCTGCTGCCATCAGCGCGTTGCGCTCCAGTATCCATCGCCCCTTTTCAGCCTGTGCCTGTATCTCGAAGGATTGCTCGATCATCTGCTGCAGGATATTCGCCCCTGCCTCCGGGGTAAAGGCGTTGCGATACTGAAACGCCAGCCTGCCGAAACCGGCTGCCAGGGTGCGCGATGTCCTTTCGGCATCGGCCTGGGCAGCAGCCAGTTTCTTCATGGTATCGGTCAGGTCATCGGCAGCCTTCTTCGCATCTTCCAGTTCTTTCGTGACCCTTTTGTATGCCGGTGCCATGCGCTTCAGTTGCGCTTCTACATTTTTCAGTTCCTTTTGTGTCTCGGCGCTCGGCTCGTCGCCCTGGCTGGCGATAAGCTCCTCGAGCTCGGCCTTCTTTGCTTCCAGCGCTTCGTATTGGGCAACCAGCGCCTTACCGGTGAGCAGGGGAACCTTGGCCGCTGCTGCAGCCACAGTAGTGATCTTTTCAGCCCACCCGTTAACGGCCTTTTCCAACACCAAATCGCCGGTGCGCAGTTGTTCCCACACGTCGGCAGTAGCCAGTTTCTGCGCAGCAGCATATCGTCTCACCAGTTGATCGAGACGCACGGCTGAATCGTGCTTGGCTTCCGGGTCCAGTACCCCGAATTCTGCAGCCCGTCCCCTCATGTCTTTGCGCAGCCCGGCGTACTTGGTCTGAAAATCCTTGGGAGTAATGCCGGGGGTGCTCAGGCTTTTGTCAAGTTCATCGGCTGCAGCTTTTTCACGATTCTGCTGTATCTTAATGGCAATCCAGAAACCGACAATCTCCAAAAGTATCGCCGCCACTGCAGCAACGGCTGTTGCAAGGACTGTAGCCGGAACTGCCAACGCAGCAGCAGCGCCGGTGAGCACCATTCGCAGCGCCCACACCCCGGCAGAAAGCCACCCCACCATCCTGCCCATCATTCCACCAGCGGCTCCTGCGGCGGCTGCCTGCGCTGTACCTGCTGCAGCGCCCCCCACCACGTTGGCAGTCACATCCACGGCAATCTTTTTGACCACCAGCTTCCTGATTACATCGCTCAGCGTAGTGGCCCACTTCACGGCTTCCCGGAAGGGTCCAGCCAGCTTATCGACGGCAACAACCAACCCGATAACCGATGCAATCATTACCAGGAATATCTTGCCGACCGGGTTGGCGATAATGGCCTTGATGACATTCAGCACAGCCGTCAACACCGTTACCAACACCTTCAGGATGGGCAACACTATCGGCATGAGCACGGCGACAGCCAGCTTCACCAGCCCGGCCAGCATGGTGCCCAGCACAGCCACCACTTCGCCGAGGGCCTTCACTACCTCAAACAGCGATTGCCCCAGCGAAATGAGCATGCCACGAAACTTCTCGTCGGTTTTGGCGGCGTATATCACCAGCGCTGCAAGGGCTGCAACCAGCAGGAAAGTGGGGGATACTACCCCCAGCAGCCCCTTCTGGAAGATGGACAGCGCGTCCCCGGCAGCCTTGATGGCCTGCGCCTCGCGAAACCCGGCCAGCAGCTTCAGGAAACCGGGGGTCAGCTTCAGCACGGCAGCGGAAACCCCCAGCGTTCCCACGGCGAGCAGCGCCATTTGAGGAGTCACCTTGCTCAATAAGTCGGTGACGTTCGGAATGATCGAGGACAGCTTGCCCATTACCGGCATGAATGCATTACCAAAGGTGATGGACAATTCCTGCAATCGGGATTGAAACATGCGCATCTGGTTGACGGGGCTATCAAGGGTACGCTTCAGGTCGCCTTGCGCCTTCGTTGTTTGATCCATGATGGCGTGGTAGCGCCCCCACACCTTTTGCACTTCTGTCAGCGCCTCGCCCTCCTTGGCGATGCCGTGCCGGTAAGCTGCCTGCTTCGACATATTTTCGTTAACAATGATGCCGAGGCGCTTCAGGGGTTCCGTTTCACCCGATAAGCCAGCCTGAATCTTCTGGAATGCTTCACTGTTGGACAGGTCGTAGAACGACGCCATATCAGCCGACAGCATGGCCATCTCCATGCCCATTTTATTGGCATCATCCTGTGCCAGCCCCATACTGTTGGTCATCACGGCAATGGTGGCAGCAGATTTGCGCATTTCGTACTGATTCAGGCCCAATTCAGCCGACAGCTTTTGCGACCACTCGACGGCAGCCTTCATGCCCTCCTCGCCAAAACTTACCTGCGCCAGGTTTTCCGATTCGACGGCCCGCATGGCGTCGTTAACGGATTTGCCTACTACGGCTGCAGCAGCGGCGAAGGCAATGCCGACAGCGTTTCCGGCCCTGTTTGCTGCTGCAGCTATCTTGCCGAAGGACTGTTCATACTGCCCCTCGGCTGCCTTCATGTTCGCATTGGCAGCCTCCAGCGCGTTGGTGAAGTTCTGCGTCTGCAGCGTTAGATAGGCTTGAATTGTCCCAGCGTTAAACATGAGCCGTCTCCCCTTGCGGGTTTGTTGCTTCCTTCTTCACGTCTGCAAGCACCGACGCTGGCGCTCCCATGGAATTCACAAAGAAGCGCAGCGCGTCGTCACCACGCAGCACCTTGCCATCGGCTTCCTGCGCCTCCTGCCGGGTAGCTGGGCGCGATCCCGGTCGTGTGGGCTTGTCCTCCGTCATCTGCGCACACAGGGCAGCCAGCCGTGATTCGCCACTGAGGCCCAGCAGCAATACCTGAAATCTGCGCCAGCTCATGCCTTCTCGCAGCGCCTGCCCGGTGTCTATCCGGTATTCGCGCATGAAGTCAGCCTCGATAATCAACCAGTGCTCGATGGGGTTGAACCCTCCTGTGCCAAAGGGCCTGCCTTCACCTCGGCGGGCATCTTGTCGGGGGGGGTGAAGCTGTTCATCACGTAACCCATCAGGTCGGCCAGTTGCTGCATGGTGAGCTTTTCAATCAGCACGGGAAAGGCTTCCTTCCCGAAGGTGGCGTCGAAGAAGCGTCCCAGGTTCTCCCGACTCATCATGCGCCCTGCTTCTGCCAGCGCCGTGGGGTCGGGCGTACCATCAGGGAGCAGGGGTGCGCCCCCCCTGGTACTGGCCAGGAAGTCGAGCACCAGACTGGCAGGGATAGCCGGATTGACCATCCAGATTTTCCCTGCGGCCTTCACGGGAACAGGCTCGGCGTTGGATTCGGCCCAGTGGGCGTCCCAATCGAATCTTGGTAATGTGGTGGGCATTCTTTCCTCCATATGAAAAGGCTCGGCAAAGGATTGCTCCCTTACCGAGCCTAGCGTATAGATGGTGCGCATATACTAACAAGGGAAAGTGTTGCCCTGTCAGGCAACCCTCTCCGATATTAGAGGACAGACCATGCCGGTGCCCCGGTCATTTTCACTTCCGTCTGGAAGGGCGAACCCTCCGTGCCACTTCCCCCAAAGGGCTGGGAAACGTTGCACGAGCCAGTGAAAAGCAGTTGCACCTTGGCGAGGATGACAAACTTGAATTCAGCCAGGCCATCGGTGGAAATCTGATTGCTCAGGTACTTCAGTGCAGCCTGGCCCCCATTCCAGTCGCCGGTGGTTTCATCGATCATGGTGCGACCGGCCAACGTGAAGGTCGCCCCCCTCCGTGCCGGTACATGCGACTCCCACCCGGCGTCGATTTGCGTGGTGACGTCGGCGTCTGCCTTGGTAAACGACACCCCCAGCGTATCATAGTCCACCTGCACAAACGTGTTATAGGTGGCGCTGGACGTATCCATATCCTTGACATAAACATTGACGTCCCATCCAAGAAACTTCGCAGCCGCCATAATGCGACCTCCTTCTTATTGCGTACAGTACAAAAGCGCAGGGCGAGTGACGCTTTTCCTCTCAGGTCACTTCCGGCAACCACCGGGCAGCGACCATCTGGTGCCATGCCGGTGTAACCAGGATGACGGCAGTGAGTAGAAAGTGATCGATGCCGTCATCGTGCTTGTCGCCGGTGCGTTCATGCACATACAATGCGTAAGGGCAGGAGTTGACCACCACCCCGAATTCCCCTACCGGCGTTGGCGCTTGGTAAGAATTCACCAGCAAGCCGGTATCCACCGGCGTGAGGGGCTGTGCAGCTTCAATCACCATCTGCTGCCCCTGCGCCAGTAGCATGGCCTGTGCAACCGGCGACCGGCGTTCCATCCGGTCGAAAGTGGCAGCCACCTGTCGGGTATCGAAATGCGTACTCATGCCAACCCCACGCGATAACCCATCAACCCACCCAGCAGGTCGACGGATTGTGAAACGTCGATGACTCGGTAAGTCACCCCGGTGATTCTTACAAAGTCGCCCTCGGCAATCGTTACATCGGGGGCGAGCCGAAGCGTGATGGTTGCCGTGAGTTGCTCCCCGTTAGGCCCCCGGACCAGGCGTCGAGTGTGCACAGCGCGACAGGCGACCGTGGTTCCGGGTTCAGTAGGCTCAGGAGCCACCACAAACGCGGCGTGACTGGCGACGGTGGTGGCTGTGAGAATTGTGCAGGTCTGATTCAGCTTATCAGGCAGGATGCTCATCACGCCTCCAGCTTTGCCGGGTCGCTGCTCAGTTGCCCGTAAAGTACCAGGTAGGGCCGTATCAGCGCCCACGCATCACTGCTGAACAGTCGGGCGTTTCCCCCGTAAGTAACAGCGCCGTTGCCACTGTAGGATTCGCTCACCCCATCGATGCTGACATTCCTTACCCCCTGCGCCTGCAGTAAGGCCCTGGGATTCGAGGCAGGCGTCGCCGACGTGGTGTAACCCTCATGATCGAGTATCGCCAGCGCCTCCTCGGCTTGCGCCTGCGTGATGAAGGTGGGCACGGTGGCCCCATCCAGGTAAACAGGCACAGTGGCCCCGTAGTTGACGTTAATCACCACCTCGGCGTTGACCATGCTGCCGGGTTCGGGCACATACGAGCGTGGCCAGTTCGCCGATTGCGTCATGGTCGTGGGCACCCCCTGCCAGCACTTAATGGCCTCCAGTTTGCGAAACGCCATGATCAACGCCTGGGTGCGCTCGGTATCCCCGGCGTTAATCCATGCCGTAGCGCCCAGGCGCTCGTCGAAGATCGCCTGGGCAGCAGCAAGAGAGGCTATGTAAGTATTCGTGTACAGCGTTAGCGCCATGTGGCGACCTCACCTTTATTCGCGGGTCGTTTTCGTTACTGCCTTCGACTGTCGCTTGGGTTTCTTCACCTGCAGGGACGGTGCCGTGCTGTCGGCGAAGTGCGAAGCATCTTCTGGCGCTATTGCCGGCGCTGTGATGCCCTCTGTGCCCTCGACGGGAGTTTCAATAGCCTTACCCCCCACCTCGTCAGTTTCAGGCTCTGGAAGGGGCGCAGCCTCCAGCAGTGCTGCCAACGGCGTTGCTTCCGTTACAGCAGGCAAGGGAGCCTCTTCAGCAGGCGCAGGCGTCTCGACAGTATCGGCAATGCCGTATCTGCTCCAGCGCCTGGCTACATAATCGGGCACCATGACTTCCTGCCCAGGGTAAACCGTGCTCCCGTAAACCGTTTGCACCTTCAGTCGTACTAATAGCTCGGCCATGTGGCCCTCCTTACACGTTCAGGGACAGCGCAGCTTGCGTTACCTTGGCAGCCGTGAATCCCCCGGCATAGGTAATGGTCACCTTGCCATCGGTGTCGTTGTATCTCGCCGTCTGAAACGGCCCGATCATCTTATCGGTGCCGACGGTGATATCCTCGACCACGTCGTGATCGGTGCCGTAGTTGCACGGGTTGACGCAGTTGAAGGTCGCCGTCACGGTGGCCCCGGCATCAGCAGCCGCGACAATATGCACGAACGTCTTGCCGTTGTTCGTGAAGATATTGCCGTTTGTCTTGTCCACAGCCGTATAGGTCGGGTCCACGGCGTCCTGGTTGATTGTCTGCACAGCTAGTGGCGTGGCAGGCATAATAGTCTCCTTTCAATCAGGCTTTCTCTGATTACAGGTTCAGGCTCAGCACGGCGTGGGTGGCCTTTGCTTCCTCACAGTCGCCGGTATAGGTAACGGTGACCTTCCCGACAGAGTCATTGTATCTCGCCGTTTGGAATGGGCCGATCATCACCTCATCGCCCACGCCGATGGTTTCGATGATGTCGTGATCGAATCCGTAGTTGCACGGATTCACGCAATTGAAAGTGCAGGTCAGCGTTCCGGCAGCATCGTCAGCGACGACGACGTGAAAGAACGTCTTGCCGTTGTTGACGAAGATGTTTCCTTCCGTTTTGTCTATCGCAGCATAGGTCGGATCGACGCCGTCTTGGTTTATTGTCTGCACGGCAGTTGGCGTTGCAGCCATGAGCGGGTTCTCCTCTCGGTTATTAAAAGGGCCATCCGTGGCCCATCCCACCTCGTTTAGATGAGCAGGTAAATATCCACGTCGGTTGCGTTGTTGGCGCTGTTCAGGTCGGCAGTGTTGCTGGCCAGCACAGTAGTCGAAGTGGCCACCGTGGGCGCTGTGCCTTCCAGCACGTTGTTCAGGTAGGTGGCAATCACCGTGTTGTGGGTCAGCTTGTAGGGCAGCCCCAGCAACTCGCCGATGCCGACGCTCACGGTGTCGGTAACGGCATTGGTGAGCACCGGCAGTTCGACCTGCGTGACGGTTTTGAATGCCTTCAATCCGGCCACCTCGGTGGTAGCGTTCAGCGCGATGGACTCGGTGAGCACCTCGTCGGCCATGTCGGTGCCGGTGATAACGACCGCGCCAGCCATGCCACCGGCGTTGCCCTTGACGGTAACGTTCCGGGGGCATACCGGACTGGTGATGCCGGTAGTGATAGTCTGCGTGGCTGCTGCCAGCGCTACGGCAGCCATAACAGCCGTGGCAGAAGGCGCAGCCACGTCATCGGCGTGATAATGCGCCACATAAGCCTGCTCCACCGTGGAGGTCGCATCGGCCTGCAGGACCGACCCGGCTGCCGGGGAGAGGGGGTAAAAACCTTCTTGTGCCATAATAGGTCTCCTTGTTCTTAATCAGCCCACATGGGCTATGGGTCCAGCCTGGGGGCCTTTCTACAGCCCCCAGGGTTCACAGGCCGGGTTTACGCGAAGGTAATGGCCCCGGATACGTTGAGCTTGCCGTTCGGCAACACCACGGCGAGGTAGTAGGTCGGTGCCCCACTGTCGGTGATGGCCACGTCGATATCGCCGTCTGCCTCGCTGGTCAGCCAGAAGGACTTCGGCACGGTGGTCGGCACCACTTCAGTGGTGTCGGTAAAAGCCGCAGTGGTTAAGTCGCTGGCGTTGGTCATGTCGTCGGTGTTCGCCGTCCAGTCACCGGCATTGTTCTCAATGGCGATATAGCCGATGCGAACATTCCCGGCGTCGGCTGCAGGAAGGGCCGCCAGCGCTGCCGGTGCGTCATCATACGCCTGGGGGCTGGCCGGAACCTTGGTCGAGATATTACCGGCTGCATCGATCTGCACGGCGATAATCCCGAACTTGCTGGCCGTGATCACGTGCGCAGCCGAAAATACCTGCTCGATAGACGCTGCCTTCGTGCGCAATACGCCATTCAGCGCGTAGGCCATGGCCTGCGTGGTTTTGAACTTTTCGGGCACGGCGTCGATGGCCAGGTTGCCGTGAACAATCACGGCATTGGACAGCGCCGGGATATTGCCCAGCAATTCCCCGTCGGTTCCGGCAACCACCCCACCGTTGGGGGCCGTTGCAGCCACGCTATCGCCGTTTGCATCGTCGGACAGATAGGCGAATACACTGGAGCGCGTTGCCATGGCTGCCCCGGCAGCGTCATTCAACTGAATGCCGACGACGATGGTGTTACCACCATTCTCGGCCCCCACTGTCATGACGGCAGCAGCGACCTGATTGTCGACCAGGTTCAGTTCAGCGCCGGTTGCCGTTACCTGCGTCTCGGTGCCCGTAGCGCCGATGTGCAGTGCGGTGACCTTGGCAATGCCCTGGTTGATATTCGTGTCGGCGATGATAGCCTTGCTGGCCACCTGCGTCCCGACAGTCGCCCCGGCGAGAAACGCCAGTTCAGTGGTGGTCGGGGTAGCAGCGGCTTGCCCCCTGGCGTACCAGGTCAGCAGCGCCGTGCAGTGGAAGGTGGCAGCCTGCCCCGGCCCCAGCGTGAAAGCAGCGTTAGCGCCTCCACCGTTGATCTGTGCGCCTGTTGCCGGGTACACCGGCAGCGTCTTATTCGCAACGGAGTTGACCACCGTGATGGCCTGCCCAATGACGGCGACGGGAAGTTTCACTGCCGTGGTGTTGTCAGCGCCGGTGATGATGTTCACGTCGGCAGTCAGCGCTGCAGCCGTGCCCTGACTGTTACCAGCAGCAGCTACTGCCAGCGTCTTCAAGGGAATGCCTGCGGCAGCATCGCGAACCACGGCCTTGCTGGCCACCAGCCCCCCTACCGTGGCGTTATCCAGGTAGTTCAATTCAGTGACGGAAGCCGTCAAGCCATTCAGCGCAGCCAGCTCATCGGCGAGGTTTTCCAACGCCTGAAGCTGGTCGGTGATCTCGAGCAGGGTGCCGTCGTCTTTCGCGATATACACCTGCCCTAAAAAATACTTGAGATGCAGTCCCATATCGGACTCCTCTCCCCCGCAATTGCGAGGTACTTATCATCCCCTGGCCTTCGATACGTGTTCCCGAAGGCCAGGCGTCTCAAGGTCACCCTGTGCCAGCGCTGTTAGGCAGAGGTCAGGGTTGCGAAGGGATAGCGCGTGACGCTGCTGGAGTTCACCATGTTCACGGGGTTCGGCAACTGCCACGCTACCCGGAACACCACGCGCAAGGCGACCATGTCCTGCTGCATGAGGTTGTACACCACAGCGCCGGTATTGTCGGTCACCACGCCCTCGGTGAACACGCGATAGGTGATATCTTCGCGGATCGTCCACAGCAACTGCCGGAAGTCGCCCATGACCATGTACACCGTCTCACCTTCCATGCACCCGTTCAGGGGGAAGGTCAAGGGAACGCCGTCCAGTTCATAGCGCGTGGCATCCTGCACCGGAATCCGGTTGAAGATGGGGACGCCGTTGCCGTCGCGCAGGTCGCGAAGTCTGGCTCTCACACCCAAGCCTGCCAGTGCGCCGGTTACGTTGAAGCCGTCGGAGTTCACCAGGTCGTAGCAGCCACTGACACCCAGCAGGTCGCTGTAAATGTCGGTGCCGGTGCCCAGCACAACCTTGTGACTGGCTGCCGTTGCGCCGGTGGCAATGCTGGACGGCCACGAAGATGGTGCGCTGGTCCCGAACAGCACAGCCTGGTCGAACACCTTGCCCATCTCGGCCTCGATGCGAGGGCGAATGTTATCCCACAGGTTGTAGTTCAGGTCGTCCAGGATGGCTTGCGCAATCGGGACGATGACAGCGATCTCTTCGGCGTTGAAATACTTGTTTTCCCACGCCACGTTACTGGTCTGCTTCAGCCCGGTATCACCGTTCACGAAGTAGGCGTGGGGCAGAACGCTGAGCACGGGAATGCGCTGCTGGTTGGTCGGCATGTTCGGCATTCGCTGCGCCATGCCCATCACAGCCGAATTCTGGGGCACGGTGTCGATGATGACACGCGCCACGTCCTCCGGGATCAACGCAGATACATTCGTGCGGGTTACTTGAGAATCATACGGCACTACCGTATCCTCCTTAGATTAAAATCATGCCGAGGCGCGGCTCTTTACACCGTCTGCCCGGCTGCTTGACGAATCGCTCGATCCATCTGGCTGGGGCCGGTGCCTTGCGTTTCCCCGGTCTTGCCAGCCACCCCTGCCCCTTTGCCCTTGCCCCTCCCATCCGTCTCGCCCACGGACGCAAACAGCACGGCATAGTCGGCTTTGGCCTTATCGGTCAACGCCTTCCGACCTTCCTCGGTCGTCAGGTCCATTTCATCAGTCAGAACATCCGGCAGCACCTTTTTCGCCAGTGCGACTGCCGTTGCCTGGAGCCCGGCGTCCTTCAGTACCACCAGCGCTTCGGCACTCCTGGCTTTCTGTTCAGATGCGGCTTCGCGCTTCTCGGCTGCCTCGATCCGATCCTTCAGTTCGCGCAACTCCTTGCCGGTCGTCTCGGTCTTTTCATCCAGCAGCTTCTGCAGGTCGTCGGCCTTTTTTTCAGCCTCGCGCCTTGCCGCTGCCGCAACTTCAGACAGCTTTTTCTTCATGCCTTCCTCGGAACCCAGCGCCTTCGAGTCACCTGCCGTGGTTTCGATCTCCTTCAGCAGTTCAGCCATCTTTTTTTCGATGGTCAGCACCCTGGATGCTGCTGCGCCGGAATCCTTCAGTTCTTCCAGTTGCTTCTGCAAGTCAGTCAGCTTGCTCTCGGCAACCGTTCGCGCCTTGTCAGCTTCAGCCAGTCGCTGCTCCAGCTCGGCTGCCTTGTCAGCCTTGGCCTTTTCAGCCTCGGCAGCTGCCGTTGCGCTTTTCAGCGCCTCTGCCTTGGCAGCTTCAAGCTCCTCGGCAGTGAATACCTCGACGTCCGTGCCATCTACCTGAATAGTGGTGGGCATGTGATTGCCTGCTTTCTCGCCCCCGGCGTTGGGCGTGTAGTTTTCGCCGGTTCACGGTGGGGGTGACGATTCCCCCGGATGCGTCGCAAGTAGCTTACCGAGGGCACCGGGGGGCTGGGCAAGGAAACTGGTCGGGGAAGGGCTAAAACCGTACAGGCTCGCAGGGGAAACCGTATACCGACGGTTGACCTAACGGGCTACACCAGGGGGATTGGAGCCGTGGTGGGCATCACAGCGCCAAAAAAAGGCCCCCTGCTATAGTGGCAGGAGGCCAGTGAGGCACAAAAAGGCTGTTATTCATCCGTGGGGTCGTCGGGGGGTGCTTTCGCCGTACTGATGGCGTCGCCGATGATGGCGTTGAACTCAAAGACAGAAAGGGTGTAATTGATACGCTGCAGCATGTTACGCAGGACGCCTGCAGCCACCTGCGCCGTTCTTTCAGCTTCCGGCTGCAGCAGCAACCGAGCCACAACAAAGCCGGTCAGTACCACTTGCATCTGCTGTCGGGTAGGGTTATCCATTGTCAGCCTCCTCGCCGATATGCCGTTACTGTCTGCCCACAGGAGGGGCATACGAAAGTCAGCAGGTCGCGCCCTTGCATATCCTCTTCGATGTCAACAAAGGTCACGTCACGCTCATCTGAAGTCGTCTTGCACTTCGTGCAAGTGACCACAATGGGGCGCTCTGGTGTGTTGTGGTACATAATGCCCTCCTTACGCTGTCGGCAGGCAAGCCTGCAACCGGGCCAGCGCACCCCGAATATCCTGCATATCCTGCATGGCGTCCGTGGTGTTCAGGTCGGCAACAACGGGGTCGTTCGTATCGATGGCATTCTGAATGCGCTCGATCTCACGCGCCATCTCGGCATAGGTCCTGCGCAATGCGCTCAGCCCGTATGCCCTCAGTTTCTTCTGCTTCAATGTCATGGTCGGTCTCCTCAGTCAGATTGTGAAGGGGACCCCTTCAACACCTTTATTATCGCATACGTTGCCCGATAAGTCAACGCCCTAAACAAACAAAGGGGGCCAGTTGCCCAGCCCCCAGGGTTTGTTATCGCGCTGCGCCTGCCGTGGTGCGCGTCTTGCGCTCGGCGCTTCCCGGCAGCAACTTCAACAGGTGCTCACGCGCCGTCTCGAACTCCGGGCCTATCATGCCCAGCCTCAGCAACACTACACGGAAGTCGTACTTTGCGCTGGGCGCGTTGTATTCCTTCTTGTCGCCCACAATGCGTCGGGCATTCAAGGCATAGGCTGCCAGCGCCAACACCAGTTGGATGCAAGCCTTAATCACCCCGGAATGGACGGAGCCATTGAAGTACCTGAATTCCACCGTGCCGTGGCTGCCCAGGCTGGCCATATTCAGCCCATGGTATCTGTCGCCATCGTGATGGCCTTCCCGATACTGGCTGGGGACCTGCCCACACCATACCTGCCGAAACGCCTCCTTGGTGGCTGGATGGAGCTCTTTCACAGCCTTCACCACGGCCTCGTTGCAGGGCTTGGTGTACCGCCGACGTCGCCGGTCGCTTACTGCCAGCGCCTGCATGATATAGCTCTCGTTGGCGTATACCAGCTTGGTCAGGTTGCATAACGCCGTGCCGTCGAACAGCGCAGCGTCCACGTGGATATGCAACCCACACGAAGCGTCTGCACGTGCCCCGGCATGGCGCACGGCGCGAATAACGCGCTGCAAAGTATCAATATCGGTGTATTCCAGGGGGGGGGTGGCAATCTCGCCGTTTTCCATCCCAGCGAGGCTGCCGTCGTACTTCACTTGCCACAAACGGCCCTGGGGGTCGCACACGGTGTGCCGGTTTTCCAACCGGCCCCCCACAACACTGAGGATGGCTTGCGCCAATCGGCTTTTGGAACAGCCCACCGTTTCAATCTCGACGCCGAAGCGCAGGCTGCGCAGGCTTACAGGTACTGGCATGGTCGGTCTCCTTCAGTCAGGTTAGGATTAACTTACCTTTCAATGGGTTATTTGGCACTGGCCCACATCCCCCTCAATAGAACAATCACGGTTTGACAATCTCTTCCGTGCTGGTTATCACCGTGCGTCTTTTGGACGGTGTCCTCAAACACGCCAAGCGTGTCCCAGAAATACCCATAGCGAATATAAATGCCCTTGTCGGTATTAAACGCCAATAACATGTCATTATCAGCACCGATTGGACCGATGGTTATGATCGGACGTCTATCAACCAACTCTAACGGCTCGCCCGTCACGGTTTGTAGTTTCGCCCTGGAGAGGTTCGCCTCAATGATATTCGCCCCGTAGAGTTTCGCCTCAATGATATTCGCCCCGGAGAGGTTCGCCCCGGAGAGGTTCGCCCTGGAGAAGTTCGCCCTAGAGAGGTTCGCCCTGTAGAGGTTCGCCTCGATGAGGTTCGCCCTGGAGAGGTTCGCCTCAATGAGGTTCGCCCCGTAGAGGTTCGCCCTGGAGAGGTTCGCCTCAATGATGTTCGCCCTAGAGAGGTTCGCCCCGGAGAGGTTCGCCCCGGAGAGGTTCGCCCCGGAGAGGTTCGCCCCGGAGAGGTTCGCCCTCTTCCCACCCTCGTTGAGCAGCCATTTTGTATGCTGCTCCAATACTTTAGTCAGTTTACCGTGTGTCATGGTCGGTCTCCTTCAGTCAGGTTAGTTAAGGGGCTGCGCCCTTTAACACCTTTATTGTCGCAGGCACAGGGCTGCGTGTCAATACCCATCAGCGCATTATTTTCGTGGGGCTGGTCAGGCGTGAAAGGTCGGCACAGCGTGGGGAAAAATCACGACGCACATGAGTACCAATATATATATAGGGAAAGAATATTCTTCCCCTATATATATTGTGACCTGTGCCTGTGGCTTGACAGGGGATAAAGCGATAGTTAAACTAGCAAGCAATGGCTAACCTGTACTTGCGCGATGAAGATCGACACTGGGTCATCGAAACCACCGGGGGTGGGGGAGGCTTCACCACCGTGGTGAAAGACCTGCTCTGCCAGTCGCGGGTAATCGAACGACAATCCTCAAACACTGAACACCGAGCACGAATCCTTCACCAGCATATTGCCAGAAAATACCACGTGGTTACGCCACCTGAGCCTGTCCCCCTGCCTTGACGGCAGCCTGCTGCATGGCTTCCACCTGCGCCTCCTCCTTGATGCGCTTCACCTCGGCAGCCACTTCGCCATCCGTCCACGTGGGGAAGTTCAGGCGAATTGCCGTCTCTACCGACAGCGCCTTTGCCCCTCGCAGTTGCTGCGTAACCGACGCCGTCTCCGTGCGCGAATCAGGCAACACCACCGGCCACACCACTCTGGCGTAGCGCACCGGCTCAAGGTCGGACAGCCCAAAGTGCTGCTCCAGCTTCATGGCAATGTAAATAATTCGCTGCAAGGCATCTTCCCAGAAGGGACGCCGAGCACGTACTTCAGCGACAGGCCCCACCATCTCCAGTTCCTTCGCTCGGCCTGTCTCTGCCTGGCTGGGCTGTGAAATCGCCGTCGTCAAGCCCGCGCAAGCGTTGAACTGGCTCCACAGGTTGTCGCACTGCTGAAAACTGGCCCCCAATTCACCACTCCACTCCACATAACCTGTTTTTGCCCCCGGCTGCCCGTTGTCGGCAACCCATTCGATATTGGTCACCGGGACCATGCCGTCTACAATCAGCGCCTCTGGAATGAGCAGGGTCGGCTTGCTGTGCGCGTCGAGAATATGCTGATTGAGGGAGTACCTGTTGTTAATCGCCGCCTGTATGGACTGCAGCGAAAGAGTGTAATCGCTTTCCCCACGCCAGTCGCCGTTTGTCTGCTTGTTCGGAATGTACACCAGCGTCGGTATGCCGATGGGCAGGGTGAAGGGCGTGGGGATATCTTCAGGATCGGCGAAGATAAGCGACCAATCCAGTATCTCGCGCCCTTCCTTGTTGTAGGCGTGATAGGTGAACTGCAACTCCTGTTCAGGCAATCGGTCGCGCACTGCCAGGCGCGGCTTCCCTGGGGCAGGGATGAATTCTGTGGCTGTAACAGCGGACAGGCGCTGGCGTTCCTCGATCCAAACCGTGTCCTCCTTGCCCCCCGGTCCGATTCTGCCCTTGGTGGTGTACCAGTAGCTGGCTCCGTCGGGGGTAGTGGGATTGTCGGGGGGAAATGACCACGTAACCTGCGCGTCGTCGACCAGCCGTGCTATAACCGCGCGTTCCTTCTCTGCGAAACTCAACTTGACGATGGCAGCGCCTGACCACGACGCCTGCAGGCTGCCGGTTCGGCAC